CTCATAAGACGAACTAACCCTGACTACCCATTTGTAGAAGTGTTAGACATCGTACATAAAATGATAATGGAATTAAAAGGTAATACTGAATAATGCTTATACTTGATTTTAACGGCATCGCAATGGGTAACATCATTGTAAACTCAAAACATGGTGAATTGAACGAAGATACTATTCGTCATATGATATTAAACTCTATACGTATGTACGTTAAGAAGCACAAAGCACAATATGGTCAAGTGGTCATTGCGTGTGATGGAGGTTCGTGGCGCAGAGATGTGTTCCCTCAATATAAATGGGCCCGCAGGAATAATCGTAAAGAATCTAAGTTAGACTTTGATATGGTATTCTCTGCACTGAATAAGGTGCGTGAAGAGATTGCGGTGAACATGCCTTACAAGGTAGTTTATATCCGTAATGTAGAAGCTGATGATATTATCGGTGTACTTGTTGAACAGACCCAAGAGTTTGGTCAAATGGAAGATGTAATGATTATCTCTGCTGATAAGGATTTCATCCAACTTCAGAAGTATAACAACGTCAAGCAATATTCTCCTATGACTAAGAAGTTCATTGTTGATCCAAATCCTGTAAGTTACTTATTCGAACATGTACTTAAAGGTGATGGTTCAGACGGTATTCCTAATGTGTTATCTGGTGATGATACCTTTGTTGAAAGTATTCGACAGTCTCCTATGACTAAGAAGAAGATCCAATCGTATATTGATAACGTAGAAAATTTAGAAGAGTTCATGGGTCAAGAGATCTACAGGAACTATAAACGTAACCAGTTGTTAGTTGATCTAGCGTATATACCAGAAGCTATTAAAAAAGATATTATAGATACTTCTGAATCTGTTAAAGTACCACCTCGGATGAAGATCTTGAACTACTTTATTAAGAATCGTTGTAAACTATTAATTGAATGTATTGAGGATTTTTAAAGTGGCAATTAACGAAAACATTAACCGACTTACTTTGAAAGAAGTTTTAGATTTGGTAGCTGCAGCTAAGACTGCAAAAGAAAAGGCAGTAGTACTTAAGCATTATGATACTAAGCATCTGCGATACTTTCTTAAGGGAGCATTTGATGATAGTATTGAATGGATAGTTCCTAAAGGTACACCGCCTTACAAGCCTAACACTCATAGAGATTGTGATCATGTGCGTAGGCATATCATCAAACGCTTTAAGTTCTTTGTTAAAGGCGGACCATATATCACTGATATGAAACGTGAAGTGATGTTCATACGGTTACTTGAGAACGTTGATCCAGATGATGCTGAGTTGCTTATTCTATGTAAAGACAAAGAGATGGCTGGAGTATTCAAAGGTCTTACGAAGAAGCTAATCTCAGAATCCTTTCCAGGGTTAATCAAGAAGTAAAAATATATAAATAGATTTATGAAAAAAATAAGAAAGTTTTCATACTGTCGCTTTAGGACCTCCAAGAAATTGGCGGTCCTTTTTTACTTTTAATCCTGGAAAAATAAGGAGTATAAGCATTTCGATCCGTCGTAAACCCAATACATCGAACAGGAAAGATTATATGTTTAACGGTCCCCAAATAGAACGTCTAAAGAAAGATTCAACTGAACTTAGGCATTACATCAAACGACTAGAAAAGGTAGGACATGAGACCCTAGCTTACAAGCTGCAGAAAAAGCAAGCATACCTTCAAGCACGAATAGAGGACATGCGTGAAATTATTTCAAAATAAATGAAAATAACAGTGTACAAGGTCCTCGGTTCATGATATAATAGATCTATATTATGTACTGAGGACTTTTTATGTCACTAATGAATCCAGGATTAACTACAACATCCTATAAGAAACGTAAGCAAAAAGCTCGCACAAAGAGCCAGCAGCTTCAATTTGAACAACAACACCGTGAATACAATAAAAGTATGAAACGTTCGCATTCTCATGACCTCATGATGTCTTTGCAAGAATACGATTTATACGTGCGCTGCCAGTATAAACCTAAACCAAAGAAATTCAAAGAACTTAAACCTTCAGCTGTTTTCAAAAGTCAAACAAAGCAGTATCCAAGTCGTGCAGATACTACTGGTGTTGCTGCTGCTAAAGATACTATGTGGTATACTGGCGAGCAAAAGCTTTTAGGTATTGCTACAATGCACAAGTCTAACATGGTTCCTATCTTCGAAGATAATAAGCAGATGGCTATTGAAATTGCTAGGATGCGTAGATGACTATTAAAGAAAAGATCAGACAACGTAGATCGCAGATGCTAGTACATTCATGTATATACTATGAGATGGATGACAATGTTATTTCTGACGATACATGGCAACGCTGGGCAAATGAGCTAACCACCATCCAAAACGAAAATCCAGAAGACTGCAAAATAGACTTCTTTGATGATGAGTTCAAAGATTGGAACGGTAGCACAGGCACACATTTACCACTAAGAAATCCAATAGTAAGAGGAAAGGCCTTACAGATTTTAAAATTAAATGAAAATAAAGATGTACATTGCGCTTAAAGTATGTTATAATAGTACCATCAATCAAATTAAGGATTTAAAATATGACACTAAACGAAAAAGAAAAACTAGCTATACTAGAAGAGAAGCTTGAAAACGAACGACTAGTTGCAGAATTTCTTGCTAAAGGTGGCGAAGTTAAACAGTACGAATACGGTGATCGATCAGAGAAAGGCTTTATGAAACCTCAGTTCAATCCCACTGATACCATTCAGAAAGAACAAGCTATGAAAAATGTTAAAGAGCGGAAGGTAGGAGAAAACTTGGTATGAACATATTCATCTTAGACAATGATCCTATTATAGCTGCTCAGCTGCAATGCGATAAGCATGTTGTCAAGATGATTGTTGAATCAGGACAAATGCTATCAACTGTGCATCGTATGGTCGATGGCGTTATGGAACGTAGGCCTTCGAAGTCTGGTTCTATGTTGCAGTACTTTAAGTTAGATGATGATAGAGAAACCATACTATATAAAGCATGTCACTACAATCATCCATCTACCGTATGGACTCGTGAAAACAGTCATAACTATAAATGGCACTATAGTCATTTTACTGCACTATGTGATGAGTACACCTTTAGGTATGGCAAACAACATGCAACCGATAGGAAGCTTAGAAGTATATTACGTAATCCTCCATTGAAAATCAAGCAGGCCAACGATTTATCTCCATTCAAATTAGCAATGGGTAGTAATCCGGAATGTGTTACAGAAGATGCTGTACAATCTTACAGAAACTTTTATAAGACTAAGGCTAAACGCTTTAAAATGATTTGGACTAAAAGGCCAGTACCTTCATGGTTTAAATCTTCTATAGATAATCAAGGAATAAATAATGCAGTTACATAGCCAGGAATAAATCATGCCAACTTACACATTAAAGGATGTTAACACACTTGATACCTTCGATATATTTTGTTCATATAAAGATCTAAAGATCAAGCTAGAAGAAATGCCAGACTTAGTTCAAGTCATTGGTCCTACTGCTACCATTCATGAAACCGGAAATAACTTGAAGGTAGATGATGGCTTTAGGGAAGCAATGTCAAGAATCAAAGAAAACCATAGAATAAATAACATTAAGGATTACTAATGCCATCTGCTTTGAAACAGCGGTCACTTAAACTTAAGCTTGATGATATGATTCAAGTTCAACCGTTAACTGATAATCAAAAGGAAGTGTTTAAGGGATACGAACGAGGAGACTCACTTGTATTGTCTGGATCAGCAGGAACTGGTAAAACCTTTATGGCTTTATCTCTTGCACTTGAAGACGTTCTTGACAAAGAAACACCGTATGATAAAGTGATTGTCATACGTTCTATCGTACCAACTCGTGATATAGGTTTTTTGCCTGGCACCGAGGAAGAAAAGAAAGAAGCTTACACTGGACCTTATAAGTCTATATGTGCAGAGCTATTTGAAGAAGGTGATGCATGGAACAAACTGCAAACTGCAGGAACTGTGAACTTTGAATCTACTTCTTTTATTCGTGGTGTGACATATAACGATGCAGTTATCGTTGTAGATGAAATGCAAAACTTAAACTTTCACGAGCTTGATTCAGTTATAACTCGTGTAGGTAATAACTGTCGGTTTATTATGTGTGGTGATTACTATCAGACAGACTTCGACAAAGAAAAGGATAAGAATGGTATTGTTACTTTCTTATCTATTATTGAACAGCTAAAGAATTTTACAGTAGTAGAATTTGGTTGGCAAGACATTGTAAGATCTTCCTTTGTTCGTGATTATATCATGACTAAAGAGATGATGAAAATCAATGGCTGATTTAAAATTTATGACAGCAGGCGAATATATGGCTATGGAACAAAGGATATTTACTCATGAAAAGATTGATCTCGGTTATAGTGATCTCATCGCAGAAACTACTAGCTCTGGGAGAAAGTATGCTGCTCCTGATGGGAATAGGTATCCTTCTGTTACTACAGTACTTAGTATTCTAAGCGAAGAATCCATTCAAAAGTGGAGGCATAGAGTAGGTGCAGAGGAAGCTAATAAGATTTCTCATAGGGCATCTACTCGAGGTACAGCAGTTCATGACGTTATTGAGAAGTATTTAGCTAATGATGAAAATGCATTTGAAGGTCGTATGCCACACATTATTAATAACTTCAACTCAGTTAAGTCAGTACTAGATTCTCGTATAGGTAAAATCTATATGCAAGAAGCTGCTTTATACTCAGAGCATTTAGGTCTTGCAGGCCGAGTAGATTGTATCGCAGAGTTTGATGGTGTAATATCAATCATAGATTGGAAGACCTCTGGTAAACTTAAAAGTAAAAAGTGGATTGAAAACTACTTTATTCAAGAATCGGCTTATGCGATTATGTTTGAAGAACGTACTGGTATACCTATTGTTAACTTAGTTACTGTGATTGTTGTAGACAACGAAGAGCCTCAGGTTTTTGTTGAGCATCGCGATAATTGGACAGATAAACTACTGGAGACCATCAGTGAATACACGAGGCGAAAAATCTTTAGAAACTAGAGCTAAGCAGAACATAGGAATATGTTGTGAAACACTCTGCGATCGAGAACCAGTTGAGGCGTACATTCATTCTTTAGAGTTGAAAATAACTAAACTGAAGCAAAGGATTGAAACACTTAAAACACCGCAACGTCAGCAGACCTGGCTAGAGAAATAAAAACAAAGGAGGAACCATGGAATTATTTGATTTTGGCTTTACTGCCGTATCCGAGGATGAACTCGAGTCCGTACAAAAAGCTCAAACCGATCTTACGGATCTAAACCATACTGCAGAAGATGCACAAGATAGACTTAATAAGTTGTATAACGCTATAGTTCCTCTTCTTAGTAACTTAAAGAAAAATCCTGAAAAGGATTATATCTATTGGCCTAATCGTGTTGGCAAAGTAGATGAATTTGAAAACATGATAAACGCTATTGTGAAGAAGGATTAATATGTTAACAACAGAAAACTTTGCCGAACTATTCCCTAATTGTGAAGATCCTGAAGGATGGGTAACTGCAATGAATACAGCATTCCCAAAGTACGGTATTGACACACCACGACGCATTGCTTCGTTTGTTGCTCAGTGTGGCCATGAGTCTGGAGGATGGAGAACATTCTCAGAGAACTTAAACTATTCTGCCAAAGCACTAGATGCTATATTTGGTAAATACTTTAAACGTGCTGGTCGAGATGCGCAAGACTATCACCGTCAACCAGAGAAGATTGCAAATGTGGTATACGCTAATCGGATGGATAATGGCGATACTGATTCTGGCGATGGTTATCGGTATAGAGGTCGTGGTCCTATTCAACTAACAGGTAAAGCAAACTATCTTGCATTTTCTAAATGGATTGATATGGCTTGTGTAAGTAATCCTCATTGGGTTACAGAGAATAAAGACATTGCTCTTGCTTCTGCTATTTGGTATTGGGATACAAACAACCTAAACAAGTATGCGGATAACGATGATATTAAGACGATGACTAAGCGTATCAATGGTGGTTACATTGGACTTGAAGATCGTATTCATCACTATCAAGCGGCGTTAACAATGATGGGTGTTTTTGTTGTTGATGGTAATACTGCTTGGGAATCAGGAGAAGAAACTTCTGATGAAGCTTATTCAACTCTAAGGCGTGGTATGAAAGGTGATGGTGTTAAAGAAATGCAAGAAGCATTAGGATTAAACGCTGATGGAATCTTTGGTCGTGGAACTGAGAGAGCTCTTGTAAGGTGGCAAGAAGCGAATGGTCTTACAGCTGATGGTATCGCAGGTCCTCAAACTCTTAATACTTTAATAGGTTAAGCTGCTGTTAGAATAATATATTTGTCCATTAGTTGCTCATGTGTCTCAAAGTTATTTGGGTCTAATGGTATGCAATCTACTGGACAAACTTCTACACACTGAGGCTCATCGTAATGACCTACGCACTCAGTGCATTTATTCATGTCTATCTCGTAGATTTCCTCTCCTGGTGATATAGCATTATTGGGACATTCTGGTTCACAGACATCACAGTTAATACAATCATCGGTAATAATTAGAGACATTAGTAAGCGCTATCTGGCTTTACTTTCTTTGGAGCAGGTTTAGGCGTATTCTTTGCAGAGTAAGCTTGTGTACCATAGAACGCTGCGACAATAGCTGCAACAGATACAAAGTAAACTGAAGCCATATCACCTAATATTTCTGCTCCTGTTTCTAATCCTGCGAGTACAGCAAGCACTACTGCAAACGGATATAGTAACATTCCAGCTAAAGCAAACCATGCCATGTTACGTTGAGCATCTTGTTTCTTATCTTCATTTTCAATACGTATCATTCTTTCTTGCATATCAAGTTCTTCATCAGTTACAATACCATCACCATCTAGATCTGCAGATTCGTATATAGATCCGTTTTCTAATCGCTTGGCCATGACCATGTCGTTCTCCTACTAAGTATGTATAGCTATTTATATTTAGTTAATGCTAGAATGTGAGGAGAGTATATAGTTATTACATCTTCCTTACCTTTAACCTTTATATTACCGATCTTTTTAGATTCAAAGTTATTTGGTAATTGTTCCATTGTCATAGACGAATATATTGTTGGATGATTCTTATAGTCTCCTCTACCTGCTGTTGCTTCTAGTCTTGCTGCTAGATTAACTGCATCTCCTATCACAGAGAAATCAAATCGTGTAGTAGATCCCATGTTACCTATTATTGCGGTACCAGTATTCACACCGGTCCCAACGTTAATATCTGGTAAACCTCTTTCTTTATATAATCCCTTGAGCTCTACCGTCTTAGCTTCTATTTCGATTGCAGACTTCACGGCCATCTCTGCGTGGTTAGGCATATCAATAGGTGCATTGTATACTGCCATGATACAGTCACCCATAAACTTGTCAATCATACCACCATTCGCTAATATGATATTCGTCATCTCATCAAGGAACTCATTGACAAGAACTACTAAACCTTCAGGATCATCTTTGTTCTTATAGTATTCACTGATAGGAGTAAACCCTATAATGTCCATGAATAAGAACGACATTTCTTTCCGTTCACCACCTAGCTTTAATAACTCAGGATTCTTTTGTAATGCCTTGACTTGACGTGGATCTAAATAATGTTCAAACTGTTTCTTGATCTGTTGCTTCTCAAGGAACTCACGAATAAACTTAATGCCATATACATGTAAGGCAACAATAATAAGAGTAATCACTGGAGCTGTTGCATCTAGTAATATCTTCTCTGTCGTGTATATGTGCATAGAATATGGTATCAGTGCCCCTATTAGCGCTACAGTTGTTAATAAACCTACAGCCATCCATCTACTCAATACGATCAGTAATAATCCACCTAGAAGCAGCACAAGAAGTTCCATTTGTGGAGCCCAGTCCGGTCTCTGTATATTAGTACCTGAGAACATAGTACCGATCACAGCAGCTTGAGTTTCACCCGCAAATTTACTGCCCATGGCTGTAGGGACAGGATTAGCAACACCTGCAGCAGTTACATCAATAATTACTATGGCCGCTTCTAGGTCAATGAAATCATCAGGCATATTTGCTATACTAAATGAGGTACTTTTTTGGCTCCAATCAATCCACACACGACCTTCACTATCAGTTGGTATAACACCAAAATGTGGGATGCGCATCTTTTCTACGCCATTAGGTTGTAGCTTGATCTGGAAACTTGGGTCACCTGCAATCACTCGTAATGTTTCTAATGCAAGAGAAGGATATAAAACACCATCTACAATGGCAACAGTTGGCATACGTCGTACGACACCATCAATTTCTGGTTCAGTACTTACGATACCTGCACCGATTGCTGAAGATTCTAAAATAGGAATATTTGCAATTATACCACCGTATGGTAATATAGCATCTAGATATTCTGGATTAATTATCACTGCACCTGGATTAATAGGTTCGTTCTTTGTTACATCTGATGGACGAGATGCAAGTATTACTGGGAAGGCTTGTAACGTATCAGCAAGATAAGAATCTCCTCCTAGTCTATCTTCTTCAGGCATCATAATATTCAATATTACTAGACCTGCGCCTAGATCATATAACTCTTCTATGATGTCAGCATATACATCTCTTGGAAATGGATACTGTCCGTATAGATCAAGTGTTGCTTCGTCTATCTCTGCTATAAAGATATTATTTTCTACTGGTTCTTGACTAGTGATAAGTGTATCAAAATAATTAAGCTTGGTACTTTCTATAAAATTAGAAGGCACTGCGAACACATATAGTAATGTTGCGAGAGTAATTAAAGCCCACCATGGACTTAATAACTTTTTCATATAGATTCACCTGCCGTCATAGCCCTAAAGTTTTTACCTTCAGTAAGTATGCACCATATACTATCATCAGGATTCGCAATCATGACAGCATATGTCCAGTCCTTAGGATTTACAAAGATCTTCATGACTGAGGGAAGCTTCTCACCACTTGCGCTCAAGACCATTGCATCAGCTTCTATAAATGGGATACGTCCAATGTCAGTTAGAAATTTCTCTGTTTTCTCTTTTGTTCCGCATATATGTTCAGTGGTAAGACTAAACACTTTAGCTGAACTTGATATTGGTAATAAACATATGATTAAGGCTAGTAATATTCTCATTGTACTCTCAGTTTTGATTTACTGTTAAATTGCATCCGCCGATAGCGCTGCAGGTTCCATTGACACTTGACCCATCTGTCAAAGTGTGCGGTAAAGTATAATTCTGGTCAGTAGCACCATTTTGATTTAATTCAAAATCCCAAGGTTGAGATCCATCAAGGACTACTCTAGCGCTATGTGCACCAGCACCATTTTGAAATATAGTAGCCTCGTGATTATTGCCGGTAATTGTTAAGTCTACAAACTTATCACCGAGACCATGTTGTCTTATGTCAACGGTATTACTATCTCCTGTTATAGTGAGCATAGTCGCTTTATCGCCAGTACCGTCGAAGTTGTTGCCCTTTTGCAATATATCAACATCATTGCTGTCACCAGTTATAGTAGCTTCAATGTATCCATGTGAGCCTGTGGCTAAATCTTGTTTAGAATCAAATGAGTTAAGATTGCCATTAATCAGTAGGTTTATATAACTTACACCGCCTGCCTGTTCAATGTATATATCATTAGTATCGCCAATAATATTAGCCTCAACTGTATCACCAGCTCCACCAGCATATGCAGTTAGCGCAGCATTTATTCTAGTTTGTTGCGCTGTTGTTAATGCGGTGCTCCCGTACACGGGCGTGGGCGCAGCCGGGGCAGTAAATGAATACCAAGCTCCTGGTACTGGATAAACAACATTGCCACTTACATCCTCAGTATATAAAAATAGGTAGTCATTGCCATTACCGCCAACACCACCGACATATAATACATCTCCAACTGTACAGTTTCCTGATGTGCAAGTAGCTGACCATCCAATAATTGAATTGCCTAAAGCCGATAGGTCTGCATAGGTTGTACTATCATTTCCTTCATACACAAAGATGTAATCACTACCTGCTCCACTTACATTCATTACAGGAGTACCGGTAGCAGCATGAGAAGTATTTGTGATTAATACAAATAATATAATACTAATTCTGTGTAATATTAATGACAACATCACTACCTCCTTCATTAATCTGAAGTGGAGCTATTACGCCATCTTGATTAATATTCACATAACCATTTGTGTATCTATCAAGACTTACTTGTACAACATGCGGTGGTCGTTCAGAATACAACCATATACCTTCTTCGTTGTAACTGTATTGAATATACGAACTGTATGCATGTATAGTGGGTAATACTGGATCAATTGATTTAATTGAAGAAGCTTCAACTAACATCATAGTTAAATCAAGTATGTTACCAAGAAATTCTATATCAAGGTAATTCATATCTAATTGGCTGTACGATAACTCGTCTTCAAAGTATTCTTGAATAAGCTCTTCGAATAACAGAGCATCTTTATCTAATGCGTTATCTAACTTTGCTTGTTCGATATAAGCTGAGCCTCCTGGCAAATCTTTAGGAGGACTTATGATGAGCATATTGTTAATGTTGTTTGGATCTATGCTAATAATTCTAGGAGGACTAGGCGGGTTATTAGCACTTGCAACAACTGTTGCCTGAAAGGCTTGATTAAGTATAACCATTCCTGCATCTGAACTTACCTCAATCTCTCCAGTAAAACAATTAGCAGGATTATCGTCAGGACAAGAAGGTAATAGGATAATAAGACTGCGACCGATCTCATCTACTGTCATAGTAAAATCTGTGCCACGCACTGCGATTGTTGCAGTAGGAGTTCTTAATCTAACGTTCTCTCTATTGTTTCTTGCAATCGCTCCGGAAGCATATCTTACAGTACCCATAGCAACATTCATTGCAAGCTTACCGGTACCAGGTTCTGAAGGATCATAGACGAAGTCGTCTATCACTAACCTGCTTTGTTGAGTGATAGAGACTTTAGTATCGTCTTCGAATCTGAGTTTTAATTTAGCTTTAGATGTAGTAATAGTATCATTCATATTGATACCAATACCTTCACTCACAAGAATGTTATCTTTAGCGCGTGTGATATTAGCATCTTTACCAATCTGCGATGTGACTACACCGATATTAGCAAATGCAATCTGAGGCAATAAAATAAAGGCTGCTAGTATGCTCTTAGTTTTGTATGATGTTAATAACATTTGTAGAACCATCTATTGCTAATGTAGCAGCTGGAGTATCTGTGCCTGTCTGTTGTAGGTTAACTATATTAGAGTTACTTGTTTGATTACCACCAATCGTGATATTGTTAACAGCAGTTGCTGCGCCTGCTCCTACCGCTACCTTATTAGAATCGCCTGTGACAGCAACGTTAGTAGTCGTGGTATTAACTTGCACTCCAGTTCCGCATGATGCAGAAGTACCAGCAGAGGCATTAGTTGTCACTGTACCACATAGAGTAACTTCATTAGAATCGCCAGTAATTGTAGTTGTTAAAGTTGTATCTGTAGCACCATCAATTTGAACATCTAATACGTTGGATCCGCCTGTTGCAGAATAGTTTAGAGTGGTACCTTCTGTTCCTGTAGTTGTAGTTACGTTTGCAGTATTACCTGCACCGATTTGACTTATGTCTATATCAGATGTACCGTTAAATGTAGAAGAAGTACTTGAAGTACCTACAGTGTTACCGTCACCTGTCTGTGTAATATCAATAGTTGTATTTGAGCCTGCCTGAGTGATATAGACATCACTAGCATAACCTGTTCCACATGACCAAAATCCTAATAATATAAGTATTGTGATCTTATTTCTTGACATTTCTTTGCCTTCTTTCTTAGTTACTTTCTGCACCTTTAATCTTTATATTTCCACAAACTTTGTTCTTCACCTTGTTTAATTAGCTCTACCACTGCTTGCTCTATGGCAACTCTTACTGCATAATTAACTGGTTCATTAACAGTGTTGCCTGCTTCTAACTCGAAAGCTTTTGTTCCAAGATCGAAGAATTTAAACATAGTTAAACTACTTCCAGTACTAATAATACTTTTAGTTACTGATGTGCTTATTAAAACCTCACCAGTCTGTGTACTAATCATTCGCATTGTTATAGTTACAATGTCTTGTCTGTATTGTGTACTTGCACCTATACCTAAATGACGTGCACCAGCTCCACCAGTAATTACATTGGAATCATATCCAATAATACCACCATCAATAATTACTCCAGCAAATAGCATTGGCTTTAATGGAGTTTGATCTTTCACACTCTGTCTTGCTTGACGTATAATCTGTCGTTCTTTTGTTAGGTTCTCTAAGCTAACACGTTCTACTACAGTGAACCATTCACCACCACCTACCTCAATCAAAGCCTTTATTAAATGAGACTCTGCACCTTGAGTAACCGCTGTACTAATATTAGCCATTTTATCGCTAGGCTTTCTTTGCCCAGTTTTATCTTTAAAGTCATAAACAGCTGCAACTAATTTTCCACTTGCAGGTGGACGTATTTGCGCAAACTCTTCATTTAAGCTCAGTACTCGTTCTGCGGCTTCTGGCTCTGGGATATTAACCATTGAAGAACATCCGCTCACAAATAAACTAAGTACTATGATAGGTACAAACAGCTTCAAAATGCAAACTCCCCAACAGGCACATCAAACTCAGCTACGGTATCTCCATTACTATCTGTGATAATAACGTATATCCTAGAATCTGTTCCACGTTTCCATTTAACGTTGTCGCCAAATGGTGTCTCACTTTCATACCAAGTACCATCAACAATAGTAGCACCTTCACCAAACATGTTGTCTGCGATCTGTTTAGACAAAGATGCGTATATACGTGACTCAAGGTTATTCTTAAACTTATAAGCGTTAGTTGACTTTAGGTCACGTTCTGCTTTCTCTTCAAGTGCTATCTTATCTTCTTTTAACTCTTTCTTACGGTTGCTCTCAAGCTGTTCAATAGTAAGTACGTGACTGCTATAACCATTACCAGTAAATGCTGGACTTACAAAATTATAGGTTAAATCACCCGCCTCCGAGTCCGGACACATCGTTATTAGAATCAGTGTTATTACTGCTATTATCGTTGTTTTTATATACACCACGCGCTTTTTCCCTTTCTTGTAGAACAATATCTAATTTCATATTGAGACGTATTAGATCATTGTCTAACATTCTTATCCTATCAATAAGACCTATCAAGGTCATATGAGATTCGTTGAGTATTGGATCGACTTGTTCTGTCACCCATGTCCAAATATAATATATAAAATATCCCATACCAAACGTTGCTATAATAGGAAAACCATATTGGTTAATCGCGGCCGCTATATCCATCAATCCTTCCTTGAGTCTTTCTGACCGTCAGCCCTCGCTATTCTATCTAGGTCAGGTTTTAATCCGAATGCTGAAGACATCTTTACATCAATTCTAATCAATTCATTATTCATAGTCTTAACGCGATTGTCTAATGCAATCACAAACATGCGTTGAGTCTTTATAGAATCAAGCACACCAGCTAATATAAATTTTAAAGTAAGGAACACAAAAAAACCACCAGCAACCGCTGCAGCTATCGGAAAACCTACATCCGTAACTAGTTGAAAAAAATCCATAAAATGTTCCCTTTAGTATAGTGTTATTTATAAATATTATATACTTGAATAGTGTAAATAACAGTGTACAGACTGCTTTAAATGTGTTATAATAGAAGAGTTATCTGCTGAGGGTAGAGGTACTATGTGGTCTAACATAGAAGAGATATATCCAGTACATACCAGTTCTGAACAGTCTCCTCAAGGTGCGTCAGTACTTAAAGAACCTGTCGTAGAAAGACCACAAGATAGTACTGAATATAGACCTGTACAACCAGCGAAGCATCCTTACGATATAACTGACAATCAATATTCTACAAGATTATGGATTTGTTAACAAGAGAGAAATAATATGGCATACTCAGAACAAGTGTTAGATCACTATGAAAACCCACGAAATGTAGGTAAGATGGATACTGACGATTCTTCAGTCGGTACTGGAATGGTTGGAGCTCCGGCGTGTGGTGACGTAATGAAGCTACAAATTAAAGTTGAAGAAGGTATCATTACTGATGCTAAGTTTAAAACCTACGGATGTGGTAGTGCAATCGCATCATCGTCTTTGCTCACAGAATGGGTCAAAGGTATGACATTAGATAAAGCTGGTGAGATTACGAATACTAAGCTTGCTCAAGAACTTGCGCTACCTCCTGTCAAAATTCATTGTAGTGTATTGGCTGAAGATGCAATCAAAGCAGCTATTAAAGATTATAAAGGAAAGCAAGGAGCATGATAACCTTAACATCTTCTGCTGCAGATAAAATGAATCAGCATATGAAACTGCGAGAGAATACATTGGGTATTAGGTTAGGTCTAAAAACTTCTGGATGTAATGGTTACTCTTATGTACTAGAGTTTGTTGACCAAACAAATGAAGAGGATGCTGTGTTTCAAAACAATGGCATCAGTTTTTTTATTGATCCAAAAAGTTTGATAGCACTTAATGGTATTGAGTTAGATTATAAACGTCAAGGCTTAAATGAAGGATTTGAATTCAATAATCCAAATGTGACAGCTGAATGTGGATGTGGAGAAAGCTTCACAATATGAATAAGCTTATACCGTTTTAATCTAAAAAGAATGCAAATAACAGTGTACAACTATAAAGAATAGTGATATAATAGATACATAAATTAATAAAGAGTACTTATATCATGAATCAATTATACAGCGCAATCATTAAAGCAGCTTCTCGTCCATATCGCCACGTCGTTAAAGACGGTGTGATCACTGACATCGATTGGCCAATGGTACAACAAGATGTATGGGAAGTGCAAAACTCTGCCTTTCCTGAAATGCAGCTTGCAGGTATGTATCATCCAAACCAAAATTCTTTTTGGGACGCGTTCGACGATCAGTGCGCTAAGGTCGAGAACTTTCTCGATGCAATACAGTATAAAGAAGAGGCGTTTATAAACGCTTTCACTGAAATACTTAGCCCATCTATACAGTCAACAGAACGTGCGTTTCACGCTAAAAACACATGGGGTACAAAATGAAAAACTTTTTCTCTAAGGTAAAGACTGTTGTGAAGGTTTGGTTTTGGACAGCAATGTCCATGTTAGGTACATTTTGGTGTTACATGATCTTCAGCTTGTTGGTAGTAAATTCAGCTGGTGGAAGGTAATAATGTACATACGCAAAAACATGATTGAATTCGGTGCAAATAATTTCAAAGCTATTTTTGATAAGCTTGGTAAAACAGAACAAGGAAGCCTTCTAGGAAATATAACAGAAGCGTACGTTGTACAAAATAGAATCGGTTCAATAGGAACTGACGTGTCAGGTTCTGATATGGTTGAACTTGGATTACTAAAAGAAATAAAATCCTGTTGGTCGTATAACCTTGGTTATGCAAGATGGGGAAACATGTTGAGCAAGCAAAATAAGTGTGATGCCTTTGTGTTTATTGACGGCGTAGCTAATAAAGAATATGAAGTTCCGCATGATGTAGTTTTTTACGAAATGTGTATCACTCCAGCATCTGGTGGTGAAATAAGAACTACAGCTCACAACCTAAGTATATTATCAAAATATTGTGTGCAGCATGAGTTGCCGCCAACTAAGAGTAACTAGAATATGAATTTACGTCAAGCATTTTCCATCGCAACTTCAGATCCAGAAAACATTGTGAATGGCAAGTTAGATTGGGACTTTGTTGATGCGGATTGTTACCTGGAAACAGGTGAGCAGTTCAAAACTTCAACTGAATTTTACGCAGAGTTCGATGCACTATGTGTTGAGTGGGAGGAAACAGCTTCTCCTAATCAAAAGGCTGTAGCTAAAAAGGCTGCAGCAGATGCTGACTATAAAGAGTCGCAAGTGTCAAGTGTATGGTAGGTGATTGGCGAGGACAAAGTTTAATTCGTGGTCTTAAAGATCGCATAACTGAACTTGAAACCAGATTAGAAATTGAACCTGATATTGATTGTGATGGTATTGAAGCAAGGAATGCTACTATTCATTTACTGGAACGCAGGATTGAAGAATACCGTGAAGAAGTCAAAGGTTTACAGGATAAAATATTATGAGTACCGATTTAAGAACTGTACCAGGAACTAATATTAAACAAACTAGATTCTATGGTGGCGATGATCGTGGTGTATGTATCCAAGTAAGTAAGGCTGCAGATTACACAGC